AACCGGTTCGGCATGAACAAGAATGAGACGGGTGTTCTGGCTCGGTCCTCGTTTGAGGAGACCAGCAAGAACATGTTCAATGCGGCGATGGGTGCTGAGTATGATACAATGCGGGGCGTGTCGGCGAACATCATGTTTGGTCAGAAGCCCCCGTGTGGAACGGGCTTCGTGGACATCCTGGTAGATGAGTCTCGTCTGCCCGATGGCCCCGATGAGCTGCCCGAGGACAAGACGCTGGACGAGGTCAATCAGCGCCTGTCTGGACTGCCTGAAGGAGAGTGCCGACTGGAGGATATTCAGATGGCATGGTGAGTTCTGCGACGCTTGTGTGGCAGGAAACTCCGAGTGCGGCGGCGCGTACGACTACGACGCTTCGTCTTGCCGCCTGCAAGATCACTGGGGTACGGCTCTGTCGGAGGCGACGGACGCCAGCCGGGCGTGAGTTCATCCATTACTTACTTGTCCGAAACAAACTACCACATCTTACGCCGACGTCCTCCAAACATGGTTGGCGCCGGCGTATTCAGGACCAGGGCATAATACGGGTAATAGAACGGCGCAAAGAAGAAGTCCAGGATCGCCCATCCAATAGACCCATATTTTGCGTATGACAGACTGGCGGCGCCGAGATTCCACAGGAAATACCACAATCCTACAAACACCGCGAGCGCAATAGCCCCTGCACCCATCGCGGCGCCGGTCGATGACGTTCCCTTATCACTGGTATTCGCATCGGCCGGAGGAGGTTCGGGAGGCGAGGAAGGCATCTTTGGTAAATAATAGGGAAACAAAGTAATGGTCAACTTGACACATCCTGAACTTGCAGAAATCCAAACACCCTCTCTTCCGGGAGCGAGTTTGGACGCATTGTATGCTCTACGAACAAAGCCCTGCAATTCAGCCGGAAAGGAGTACACTCTCCAGCCCCTTCAGCGACTGCTTCGTCGTATTCTGTCTCCTGACTCACCGACGCGCAATTTGCTCATGGTTCACGGGACGGGCGTAGGCAAATGTCATGGAAAGGGCTCGCCCATCCTTATGCACGACGGATCCGTAAAGCTTGTTGAGGATGTCGCCGTGGGGGATCTGTTGATGGGCGATGATTCAACACCGAGGACAGTTGAATCTCTTGCGAGAGGGCGCGATCAGATGTATCGCGTTACGTCCACAAAGGGCGAGTCATACGTCGTGAACAGCGAACATATTCTTTGTCTACAACACACATCATTCCGCAACGTGGTCACCGAGATCACAGTAACAGATTTCCTGAAGGCAAGCGCAAAGCTTCGGCGGGATCTCAAAGGTTACAGAACAGCTGTTGATTTTGCTCCTCAGCGAATTGATTTTGATCCGTATATTTTAGGACTTTGGCTTGGTGATGGATCTCAACGAGATCCTGTTATATGTTCCCAAGACGCAGTTATTCTTCATTATCTCCGGGATTTTTGCCACCGGAATAATTCGGTGCTTACCTTTCAAAGTGGATACGACTATCGCATTACTGCTATTTCAAAAAAACACGAAAACGTCTTTTTATCGTTCTTGAAGACACATGACCTTATCAATAACAAACGCGTTCCTGACGAATTCAAGATCAACTCACGAGAGGTGAGGCTCCAAGTACTTGCGGGTCTGATCGATACAGACGGGTACCTATCCAACGGCGTATATGAAATCACTCAAAAATCCAAACAGATCTCCGACGATATTATATTTATTGCACGTTCTCTTGGTTTGGCTACAACAACACGGATTGTAGAGAAATCATGTATCTACAAAGGACAGCGAGTATCCGGACACTACTACCGTACAAACATATGTGGCGACATTGACATGATCCCTGTGAAACTGTTCCGTAAGAAGGCGGCACCCCGAAGGCAGATCAAAGATGTATTGCGTTATGGAATCACAATTACACCAATTGGTGAAGGAGACTATTATGGTTTCATGATTGATGGGAACCATCGCTATGTGCTCGGTGATTTTACAGTCACTCACAATACCTGCACTGGTATTCAAATTGCCGAAGAGTATATCCTTCGCCCCGAATTTCAGGATAAGAAGGTGCTTGTTGTTGCCTCTCGGGCTGTCCAGGAGAACTTCCGGACGCAGATTTTTGACATGAGCCGTGTGTATCTGGATAAGGCAAGTGACACGCTTAGCTCAAAGCAGTGCACGGGTCGTCGTTACTTGGACATGCTACTGCGCATTGAGTCTGAACCGAAGAATTGGGCAGATCCTGAAATCAGGGCTCGGTTAGAAAAAACGTCGGATCGTATCATTAACGAGTTCTACGAGTTTCAACCGTACACTACGTTCGGTCTGAACATCGAGAGAAAGCTCACGGGGACAGAGGCCGACATCGATGAAGCATGGGTCCACGAGAACTTTGATAATCGCCTCATCATCATTGACGAGGCACATAACATTACAACAGAAGAGACATCGGTTGCCGCGAACCTTGAACGACTCGTCAAGGTTGCTGACGGTCTTGTGTTAGTTCTGCTAACAGCTACTCCAATGTACGATACATTCGAGGAGATTGTGTTCTTTATGAACCTGTTTTTATGGAACGAGCGCAAGCAACCATTTGAAACCCGACTGAAGGCATCTGACTTTTTCAATGCCGACGGTGAGTTGAAGGAAGGTGAATCTGAAAAGAAGTTTCGAGAGTGGTGCCAGGATTACGTCTCGTATGCGAAGGGTGAGAGCCCATTCACATTTCCGTTCCGTCTTCCTCCACCCGTAGTCGCCGACACAACTGCACTCAGTCTTGGATTTAACAATGTCAAAATCCCCGAGGCCCATCGCATCAAGTATCTTAGTTTAGTTGCATCCCAACCTGCAGGGGAACAGCTGAAGATCCTGACAGCAGGAACACACGAGGTAGACGATGGAAAGCGTGCTGCAATGATGGCTCCTACACTGTCTGTATTCCCTGCAAATAAGAAGTTCAATGATGTTTTCAAGGCAACTAAGATCCCTAAAGAGACCAAATACCAATACGAATACAAGACGGACGTAAAGTTCTTGAATGCCGAACATCTTGCAAACTACTCCTCTAAGTTCGTCAGCGTGATCAATTCAATCCAGAATTCGAGCGGTGTTTGCTTGGTGTATTCGAATTACGTCGAGCGCGGTGCTCGTTTGTTTGCGATGGCGCTAGAAGAGCATGGGTACACCCCTCACAAGGGAAAGACGCTGTTCAAGAAGACTTCATATGAAGGTCAGTCAAAGGGAAAGTATATACTGATCTCGTCTGAAGCAACGGATGTTGAAATTAATGTGATGTTGGATGCTGTGAAGAACCGCTCGAATGTTCATGGCGAAAAGGTGAAGGTTGTCATCACAAGTCCGTTGGCAGCTGAAGGCATTGATTTCCGCTTCATTCGCCAGGTACACATATTGGATCCTTGGTGGAACATGAGCCGTATTGAGCAGGTTGTGGGTCGCGCTCTTCGCACATGTAGTCACCAAGATCTTCCACCGGAAGAGCAGAACTGTACCGTCTATCTCCACGTCGTCCGTCCGGAAGACGATCGTGAAGCGTTTGATGAATACACCTATCGTGTTCGCGTAGAAGCTAAGGGAATTCGTATTGCGAAGGTCCGCAAGATAATAGCTGAGTCTGCAATGGACTGCCCTATCCAGTTAGCGCTTCCTGCCGATTGGCGGGAATTGGAAGTTCCCCAGATTCGCGACGAAGGACATGAACGGGTAGTGTATCGTCTGAAGGGAATGATGGCTCCTGCATTTGATGAAGCGCCCGACGTTGAACAGTGTAAGGTAACACAGCCCGTGTCTGATCCCGATCACGTGCGCCCTCTGTCTACATACCTGGATTCTCGCGATGAAATCCTAACTAAGATTGGAAAGCTGTTTATTGACAAGTCGATTTGGGACCGGAAACAGCTCATTTCGGCTCTTCGTCCGTTCAGCCACGATGTCGTGGTCTATACCCTGCAACAGGCAATTTCCACATCCTTCCGTTTCACCGATTCGTTCGGGCGCGCCAGCCTGCTTGAATCAAAGGGTGACATGTATGCGTTGGCACCCGTTGATGTGCCTAATAGCACCTTGGTCGAACGCACTACGCGTCCCGCTAAGCATACCGAGATTGATCTCCCTGAACCCGAGGCAGAACCGGAGGCACCTGCTGAGCTGGAGGAGGACGCACTTACAAAGCGTAGCATTGAATTCAAGTGGCCTAAACTCAAGGGTGCTAGTGGAGATCGGTTTTCTGACGAAGTTAAGAACGGATTTATCTTTGATCACAAGTTCAGTGCGGCCGAAAAGAGGTTGTATTTGGCTACCAACCCCGACCTTCCATTCCTGGATCGGTTGCGTGTTCCGGACTCGGATATCATTGTTACGGGCGACGAAACTCAACGGAAAGATCTCGTCGGCGAAGATCGCACCAAGTATGACGCATGGGCAAGTGCATTGCGCGAACGGTTCATTGCCGACAAGAAGAAGCTGTTTGCTTCAGTTGCATCAAACGGGGTGCTCACGTTATCCCCGTCCAAAATGGTGGACGATGTCCCGGTGCGCGCAATTGGCGTGAAGTCCTTTGCACCCACTGTTTCACGCACAGGAGCAAATGTTGTACCTGTAATGAAGGTTGTTGCAAAGTATATCGACAAGAATGGCATTGGATCGGGTGGTTTGGGTGGAACTGATTTGGACATCTACGCCGAGCTTCTTGCTCGCGAACAGCACAATATCGTATGGTATACGCCAGAAGAACTGAAAGTATTGCTTGCTCCCGAAAACAAGAATATTGTTATGGCGGGACTTCTCAAGGCGTAAGTCCATAAAACGAAATCATCTACCCCAACACACAAGAAGGCACAATGGACGCTCTCTATGAACGCCGTGAGCTCACTCGCAATGTTCACGTGGATGCCCGATTCCTTCAGCGCAACATCCTTGCGAGTCTTGTTGCTCAGCTTCGTCATAAGTATGAGGGTATCTGCCTCCCCGAAGGATATGTTCAGCCTCGCAGTATTACTGTCGTCGAGCACTCCTTTGGTCGCACCAACATCCTAAAGGGCGGTTTGGATTACAGTGTCCGTTTCCAGGCTGATCTTTGCCTCCCGCACGCAGGACAGGTGTTCAAGGCACCGGTTGTGCTCAAGAGCAAGATTGGTCTGCATGCCGAGATCTCGCCCATCAAGGTGCTGTTGCCTCGCGATCTGCATATCGGAAATGCAGACTTCGACAAGGCCGATATCGGACACGACATTGAATTCGATGTTGTTGGGTCTCGGTTCCAGCAAGGCGATCAGACGATTGTGGTATTGGGAAAGTTGCGTCAGGTTGTCAGTCCGGCCGAACACAAGGGTGCTGAGGAGCCCGATACACACGACGTGATCGCCGCACCGATTGGAGATGGCGATAAGGAGAAGCGCGTGGTGACCGTTGATGTATCCAAGACCAAGCCATCTGGAGAACCGCGTAGGAAGAAGCTGGTGCGAACTGTTGCGGGAGGACAAGATGAACAGAAGCCGGAAGGAACTGTTGAAGGAAAGACTGGACCGGCTTGATGCAAACGAACATGCGCAGATCTTCAATATCATCAAGAAGTACACAGAGAGCTTTACCAAGACCCAGACTGGAGTGCTGATCTCGTCTGATATTCTTCCCGATGTGTGCTTGATTGAGATGGAAAAAATGGTAGCTTTTTACCTTGATCAGCACAAGCAGATGGAAGCTGACGAAGCAGAACGTAAGACGTATGAGAGACGCTGAAGTAAAATGGACGCTTTTCATTCACAGTTATAGATAAGGAACCATGGATACCCTTCTCCCCACTACGGCACTTGCTAGCCTTAAGGAGTTCGTCGCACTTGTCAAGAAGGACAAGCACGCTGAGCTCGAATGCAAGATTCTTCCCAACCAAATTCACACCAAGGACGTTGCCGATCGCATCTCGGACAGTCTTCAGCTATACTCTCGCGGAGCTCCAGTTCACGAGCACCGCGCCACATTCTCATACTCCGATGGGCTTCGTGTTGTAGTCATTGGAGCTGAGAACATCCTCAAGGTCTGCACAACCGGAAGCTTCAGGGGCATTCCACTCCATGTCGAGCGCAAGCGTCGCTACTTTGAGGTCGTGACGGCTATCAAGGGTAAGTCGGATACGATCGATGTGCCTGAGGCGAATGTGCGCATCACGCTTCGTCACGAGGAGCAACTCCGCAAGGACTTCTCGGGTGCACCGATGGATTCTGCGAGTCACATTCGGATTATCCACCGCAAGTCGTGGACCAGCCTGGACGGCATCATGCGCTATGACTTCTCGCAGTCTAAGTCCAAGACCAAGCAGACCAAAACGTTTGCTGACATCCTGAAGCAGAACCCAGTCTACGAGCTGGAGCTGGAGGTGGTCGACCGCGCAAAGTCGGAAGCAGAGATTACGGCATCCGTGATCCGCCACATCTCCCCTGTTCTTGCGGCGTTCCAAGGATCGCAGTTCGTCTTGCCGACGTCCGACATGCAACGCTACCAGATGGAGTTTGAGATGACTCGGACTCCATTCCTGAACCCCGTGACCCTCGAGCGCCGTCACCTCCTGGCTGATCGCCCGAACAATATCCTGACAGGGTATACGGTCACAAACAAGGCAGATGGCGAGCGTTGTTTCCTCGTCGTCATGCGAGACAAGCGCGTTCTGCGGTTCACGCCAAGTTCGGTTGTCACGTGGACAGGTCTGACGGCTACTAAGGATATTCACATCGGCACGATCATTGATGGCGAGTACCTGAAGGATCGTAACCAGTTCTGCATCTTCGACGTCTACTGGTACCGCAATCGCGATGTGCGTCGCCTCCCGCTCTTCTTGTCCGAGGATGATATGACCAAGTCGCGTCTTGGATGTGCTCGCTCGTTCGTTGCTGACATCCCCGTGGATTTCACGACGGCGATCAGCGCGAAGCCCTTCCGCGTTGTGACCAAGCTGTTTCTTGCAGGTGATGGAGAGGCTATGCAGGAGGCGATTCGCAGGATGCTGAACACTGACTTTGAGTATCCCACTGACGGTCTGGTATTTACGCCTCGCTCGTCACCTGTTGCACCTGTTGGAGAGCGCAGGGGTAAGACGTGGACGACTGTCTACAAGTGGAAGCCTGCATCCCATAACAGTATTGACTTCTTGCTCAAGCTGAAGAACGGTGAGAGTTTCGATACATCTCTTGGCAAGCGGGTTGTCAAGGGCACGCTGTATATCTCTCGTACTCCCGGCGACATCGTCTACCCGTGCGAAACCATGACCGGCGAATATGAGCCACCGGCGATGGCTCCGGAGGACAAGGGTCGCGATCGTGTTCCGTCTCCGTTCCAGCCGTCTGTTCCTCGCGCTCCTGACGCGCACGCAATTGCTGTGCCCGTGGACGATCGTGGTGTTCCGGTGGACGAGAATGGGGATCGCGTGGAGGACAATACGATCATCGAGTGCTCGTACAACACGGACCTTGGACGCTGGAACGTCATGCGGACGCGGTATGACAAGACTCACCAGTATCGCGTTCTGGGTCGTCCGCAGTTTGGTAACGACATTGCAGTTGCTGATGCAATCTGGACGAATATGCATGTGCCGATCACGGAGGATATGATCAAGAATCTGGTTGCGAGCCCACCGGATGCAACGTTCGAGGATGATCTCTACTACCGCGACAACCTGGATGCGCGCGACCGGATCTTGCGTGATGTGTATGGATTTCATAATCGGATCAAGGATGATCTGTACCGCTCGTCGATCAAGCATGGTGACTCTCTGCTGGAGCTGGCGGTTGGACGCGCAGGTGACCTGCTGAAGTGGAAGCGCACCCGGCCATCGATGGTTGTCGGTATCGACGCATCCATGTCCTGCATTACGTCTCCTCGCCAGGGAGCGTGCGTGCGCTACCTCAAGGAGAAGGCAACGAACCCAACTGAGTACATCCCGCCTGTACTGTTTATCTGCGGAGACATGACCAAGCCATTGTTTGAGGGCGACAACAAGTACGCCAATATCATTGCAGGATCGCAACCGGCTACGACGCCGTATCTGGAGAAGTTTGCTGGACACACGGAGTTTGATGTCGTGTCGTGTCAGATGGCAATTCATTATGCATGTGAGTCCGAGGAGACGTTCAAGGCATTTGCGTCCAATCTGGAGCAACATGGCAAGGGTATCTTCTTTGGAACTTGCCTGGATGGCGCGGCCGTCTACGCTCTGCTGATGGGCAAGCAGAGCCACATGTTCCGTTCGGGCACCCAGGTGTTCGGCGAGTTCGTCAAGGAGTATGACGACGAGCAAGGGTGGTCTGACGAGTTTGGAAAGGCAGTGTCTGTTCACCTGGAGAGCTTTGAGCAACCGCAGAAGGAGTACCTGGTTCCCTTTGAGAAGATGGTGAAGATCCTGAAGGATCATGGGTATGATCTGGTAGGAAGCACCATGTTTGCCGACCACTATGCCGATCAGAATATCGTCCTGCTGTCCCAGGAGCATCAGGCATTCAGCTTCCTCCACCGGAGCTTCGTGTTTGAGCGTTCTAAGGAGCCCAAGAAGCAAGAGGTTGAGATCCCGATGGCTGCGCCGGAGCCGGAGGTCAAGGACGAGCGCTCTGAACAGGAGAAGCCGGAGGAGAAGCCCAAGGCAGAGCCCAAGAAGAAGATTGTGCGGAAGGTTGCGACTGATCCGGGACAGGAGCCCGTGCTGTTCTTCGGTGCCGACGAGGGTAAGGGTGAGTGGCGCGTGTTCTCCAATATGTTTGAGGCTCCATTCCAGGTGGATTCGGTGACATTCCCTACGGTTGAGCACTACTTCCAGTGGTCCAAGGCCAAGCAGTTCGGTGACGGGGCGATTGCCGATAAGATCCTGAAGACACCCTCTGCGAAGTCCGTGAAGGCACTGGGTCGCAAGGTGAAGGACTTCGTGAAGGAGGAGTGGGACAAGACTAAGGATGGAGTGATGCGCACGGCAGTCAAGGCGAAGTTTATCCAACACCCTGATCTGAAGACCAAGCTGGTGGAAACTGGAGTTCGCCCAATTGGCGAGGCGTCTGCTCGCGATAAGTACTGGGGTATCGGGACGTCGGCCGATACGTCCAAGGCAAACGACCCTACGAAGTGGCCTGGTAAGAACGTGCTGGGTAAGATGCTGTCCGAGCTCCGGTCTGAGTTCAAGGAGTAGACTGCTTATAGAAATCCTCATATGACATCGTGGATGCAGTGGCAGGAGCAGTGGGCTCCTGCGGGAGATACCGCTGGTGGAGCTTCTGACCAATTACAGTCGTTGCCTGCTCCGGCGTGATCTCACCTTTTTCAATCTTCCGCTTGAGTGCGAGCATCTCAAAAAAGGTTCCATCCAGTCTGTCTTCAGCATGCATCTGAAAAAGGGACGGGTAGTTGAAGTAGAGCACCTCATTCTCCTGCTGAAGCTTCTCCTCATACTCCTGCTTCTTGGACTTGAGACGAGCCCACTTCTGCTTTGATGCATCCATATTGCGAACGAGAGCCTGGACCTGAGTAGCCGACAGATCCTTGTCGTCGATACCGCGCAGTCCAGCCGCCACTTCTGCAGGGGTGAGTTCACGAGTTGCCATTTGCGTTTACTAAGATCAGTGGCTTTAACTGGGTCATCAGGGACGCACACTCGTCATGCGTAGTCATTCCTGTCAGAATGATTTGACCAGTCCTGAACACCTTCGCGATCCACTTCGTCTTCGGGAAATAGACCTTGACTGCAGGGTAAACTGCCGGCTCGTACACCGTAGTCACGCCCTTCTCACGCAGAGACGCATACAGTGCATCGCGCGACAGATTTGAGGTTCCAACCAGCTTTGTCTTGTAGTTCATCAGCACCACCCTGCGCACGTCCGTCCACTCGCCACTGCACGCAGTCGGACAGTGGGTCATGATATGCTCCTTCAGCAGTCCAGTCACATGTCGATCATACTTCTCGTCCAGAACGCCCGTGATATGAAACACGCCGTTCTGGAAGATCTTGACCGTAATCTCCTTGCGAAGAAGAGTTCCGTCGCCGTCTGACATGACGACCATCGTAATTGAGTTGTGTCCAAATCCCGTTGTGCGCTTGGGAGCAGTCGTCTTTGCCCGGCGCTTGATCAGATCCCGCTTGGACGATCCCCGCTTGACGACACCTTGCTTCTCCACCTTGATAATGTTGGCAGTGAGTGGCAGATCATTTGCGAGGACATTGGTATCAAGGCGAACCCCCATGTTGTAAAGCACGACCATCGTGGTGAGAGTCGGGGAGTCCATTGTGAAGACCCTTCGTGTAGACCCAATCGGTTTCGTTTTTCCAGGCGTGAGAGAAGGAATGTGGATGTTTGGAAATAACAATGCAGTTGAATGTCCGGATTGCCTTTCGCAAGATCACTTCCTCGTAGGGAGTTAGCATCCATCCGTCAAGATATCCCAGCCAGATCGTCCCTGATGTTTGGTGCTCAGAGATGGACTTGATCGTATCTACAAAGTTATCCTCCAACGAAAGCCGAGACATGTCATAGCACTCGGCTGGCTTTGGGATACGATAAGTATAGATAGTCAACATTACTAGATTTGTAGCTAGATGTTTAAGCGTTAGGATCAGCCGTATGAGGCCACTGGATCGCGCTCTTCAGGGCAGCTTGTTGGGCCACAGTAAGCTTGCAGTTACAACCACTCGCAAACAGTACCTTCTTGCAGGTCGGGCAGCAGTTGTTTGCATATCCGTTTCCATACATCTGACGAGCAGCCTGGATCTTGGACAGTTCTGCATCGGCAAACAGCTTGTCGTTGATCTCCGGCAGCTGGGCAGACGACAGGCACGGCATCGTATTCGTGATCTGCGATGCCTTGGCGTTCTTCGGGAGCTCCCCCTGCGCAACCGCCTGGCCGGCCGTGTACTCCGCATACATCGGGGCATCCATGACAGTGTGACCGCCACCGTGGAGGAATCCAGACTCCGACAGGGTAGACGGCGCATTCAGGACCCGCGCACACGCCGTTGCCGCCACACGCGTCTCCAGATTGCCAGACGCCGCCAAACGCCGGACAATCTCCGTTTGGTGTCCGGCATCACGGTGAGGGCGGGTGTCAGTGATGGTCACCATTCTCTGCTTGTAGCGAATGAGGTATTCGCTGTACGACGACATCTCTTATCTTCTAGGTGAAAAAGATTTGTGGTGTAAGTTGATTGCGGTTGCGTCCTACACGCCCGGATGCGTGAAGAAGTGACGCCGGCAGCACTCTCGGGTAAGCCCCAGCTCGTTCATAGCACGACCTTCTGCGGTGACAGTTGTTGTCTTGGTGAGGTAGACCAGATCGTCCTTCTCAGACCGACCATCCTGCTTGCGGTACTTCTTGACGAGCTCCAAGAACGTCTTCCACTTACCGGCGATGGGGAGATTGCACGTAAAGCACTTGATTGGAATCGGGAAATCCATGTTGACTCCTCTTGTCTTCACACCCGGAGTTCCGTTTTTCTTGTCTACCCGAAGAACAATGAAGAAGTCAGTCTCGCGGTATGTCCTTCTCGCAGTTGTACTTGCCGTTATTGTGGCATTCGCATATCTCATGGCACGTCCCAACCGACTCCAAGAGAAGATTGCGTCTGATGTTCAAAAAGTGAATGCCCGTTTCACCCCCATGGAGTCCATCGATCTGTCCATGGCGATGAAGCTGGTGACGCATGAGGCTCCTCAGATGCTGAACCCACCTGCGGAGGTGCCTCCACTGCTCGTGTTCCCTCCTAGTACGGAGGACCTGGCGAAACTTTCGGACGAATAAGAAAATGAGCACCTTCAAGAAGTGGTTGCTCCTTGTGATTGTGGCCATTGCGCTCCTTCATTCGTTTGGCGGATCCCTTGCCGATGTTTTCGGTGGCGGATTTACCTCCGCTCACGGCTGGAATGAGGCCGTGATCTATATGCTTTTGGCGATTGTAGTGGCGATTGCAGTCAAGTAATTACCAGCACACTTCGAGTTCCTGAACACTCCAAAACTCCGACGTATTGTTCGGGAGCTGACGACGAATGATATACGGCAACTTCCGCTCAGCAATCTCCTGCTTGGCAACTGTCCACACAAACATGGGGTCAGATGTCTTCAGTCCCTTCAGATCAATCAGTGGCTTGGCTCCCTCCGCAAGCTGCTGTGCGCGAATTGCTACCAGCGTAGTATATTCATACTTGGTGAAGAAGGATTGGGTAATGCGAGGTTGCTTGACCATCTCTGCAACCTCAGCACGAAAGACAGGCTTAACTTCGGGGTGGAGATCCATGCTTACCTCTTGCCTTGAACTTCTTTTGTCCGTTTTATCTTAAATGCCGGTTCTGCCTACGCAACCTTCGGATATTACGCGGTTTTCGCGCATTGCTGCAACCTATACGACCGATCCAGAGAAGAAGTCGCGGACGTTTGTGGCACCCGTCAAGTACGACATCGGAACTATTGCTAGGGCTGAATTCTTCGGACCGGGAAGCGTTCTTGCTACCCCTATCCGGAAGTCGCCCGCATTTGCAGGCGGACGTATTTTCCTTATCTAATCACAAATGCCCAACATCTCCGCGTCTGACTACACTGCCTTCGTGAAGGCGCAAGCTGCGTCGCTTGCCTATCAGAATGGCAAGATCCCGAACAAGATCCAAACAAGTGCTCAGCCGTACGCGATCCAGTCGGTCTTGAACGCCCAGCTCCTCGGAAGCAAGGCGGCGTTTCTCGTCCAACCACCACTGGCATCTGTCACGCTTCCCACGACTGTCAGCGCTGCATCGGCAACAACCGTCACGGGTGCCGAATCAACGGACACAAGTACGAGAGTTATGTACACGACGTCGGTTGCACACGGACTGACGGCTGGCATGGTTGTCACTATTTCTGGATTTACCGGCACACCTGCATTCAACCTCGCCAATCAGACTGTTCTTGCGTCGGGTCTTACGTCTACACAGTTCAAGGTCACGAACACTGCCACTGGCACAGCCGAGACAACTTCGACAACAGGTCGTATTAACGGATACGTCTATTACACGACCGCGGCTGCGCATGGTCTTTCCACTGGCTCGCCAAATTTTCTGGCTATCTCGGGACTGTCTACGACCGCATTCAATCAGGGATCTGCAACGGTTGCTCTTACACCTAGCACAACAGTCTTTGCAGTTGCGACCACCGCAACGGGTACAGCTGTATCGGGTGCGTCGGGTCCAATGACCCTGATATACGCTAACCGCGGTACGGCTGTCTCGAGTCTCGCCCGTGTCTTGCCCTATACCGGCAAGGGGTATGTCAATCAGCCAAAAAGTCTGTCCACTGTTCACAGCTCTACGAGCACCACGCAGAGTTCGGGCAAGTTTCAGCAAGTTGGTGGTCTCCCCCTGACTGCTGCTAAGTGGGACGGTGTCTACGCCCCAGTTCCTCATCTGGCTCGTGTAGACACGAAGGCTACAGGTGCATACACGTCTGTTCGCCAGCCGGTCTAAGGACCCCGTGCAGCCTGCTTCCACGTTGCATCACATGCAGCACACTGATACATCCAAATCACATTTTTGGCATTCAACTTAATGCCAACAATGTTAGACTCCTTACCCTTTGTCGGGCATGTGACGCTCGGGCACTTCATGTTCGTGAATCGAGGAAGAGTAGGATCGTGCTTGAGATACGGGTTGATGGAGTACTGAATAGACGTATCTTGCAGGAGATCGTGCTCGTAGACAACTGGGTTCTCCTTGGTAATCGGCTCCTCGTACTCACACTGCCGACACTTGAGAAAGGCAGACCCATCTCGCTCTTCGATATTGTACATCATATTGTCACACTTGGTACAGAACTTCATTGTGAGAATAGGTCTCCTTAGTCTATACGGCTTCCATTTTTTCCAGCGAGTGTCCGCGTTCAAAATGGACGAGTGGCTGCAAAGTAATCGGCCCACTTATCATAGGATGCTTAAGTCTAAGCTTTCCGATTTTCTCAACGGCACCGGCAAGGAGAGCGATTCAGATAAGAAGAAGAATGGCCGCAGCTCCAAGGGAGAAAACACTACGCACAACGGGATGTCTGGGGGTGCGTGGTGCATTCCTGATGATGACATTCCTGAATTCTACAAGCTGTATTGCGACTACCTCCGCGACAATGGCCCGCTCCACATGACAGAGAAGAGCACACGGATTGGTGCGATGCGCATTGATCTGGACTTCATCTATTCGGGTGCGAAGGAGAACCACCTCCACACGCAGGAGCAGGTGGTGGAGTTTACGAAGGCATACATGACTGAGGTCAAGAAGTTTGTCAAGGTCCCCGAGGCGGTGGAGATCTTTGTGTCGGAGAAGCCGGAGCCGACGTACTACAAGGATAAGGATCGCTCGAAGTCTGGACTTCACCTTGTGATCCCTACGATCAAGACGAACAGGTTTGTAGAGGAGGCGATCCGCATGAACTTGCTGAACCGCATGCCGGAGTTCTTCCCGGATCTGCCCCTCGCAGATGAGTGGCGCAAGGTGTATGATCCGTCTCCGCTGACGCACACGAACAACTGGACTCTGTTGGGATCCAAGAAGAAGGAGGGAACGCCTTATCAGATCAAGTATATCTTGGACTGGGACCCGGAATCTGGCGAGATGAGCATTGACAACGATGTTCCGCTCATGACGACGCCGGACCTGCTGAAGAAGATGTCGGTGAGGTCTCCGCCGTCCGAGGAGACGGCCATGACGGACTATGCTTCGGACCTGTTGAAGAACCGCATGCAGAACGCCGAGGAGGTGAAGATCTCTGGAGGCAATGCTCTTCAGCCTACGCGTGGTCGTCAGGCTGTTCGCGGCGATATCACCTCGCGCGGTTCGTCCCCGGACAATACGGCATACCGCCAGTCGCTGACTCCGGATATGCTGAAGTACCTGACGGACCACGTCTTCAACCTCGCCGACTTCCGGTACAAGGAGTACAAGGATTGGATTGATGTAGGTATTTGTCTGAAGAACATCCACCCAGATCTTGAGGCGGTGTTTCTGGAGTTTAGCAAGCAGGATCCTCGGGCGAATGATCGTGAGATCACTGCGAAGTGGCACTCGTTCGGCTGGCGCTCTGACGGCGCACGTCTCGAGCTTCGCAACCTGCTGAAGTGGTCAAAGCTGGACAACTTCACGGGGTATGAGGCGATTGAGAAGACGAATATTGGGCGTCTTGTGAAGGAGGCGGCGGAGGCGGGCACGGAGCACGACGTTGCGCAGGTTGTGTACGCAATGTTCCGCGACAGCTTCAAGTGTGCCAAGTACGGAAACAATACCTGGTATCGGTTTGACGGCAATAAGTGGTGTGAGACGGATCACGGTGTGGCTCTGCTGAAGCTGTTGTCGGAGGATGTCCGCAAGCAGTTCCGCGAGGGTGAGAAGGCAATGATCAACGCAATGGAGAATGCAGGTGCATGTATTTGCGAAGGCAAGGAGACGAACCCAAACTGCGATTCATGCAAGCATGAGAAGGAGAAGATGAAGTATGTAGGGATGCAGATCAAGTTGAAGACGGTCAAGTTCACAGAGAATGTCATGAAGATGAGCCGGTTGCTGTTCCTGGACGAGGAGTTTGGCAAGAAGCTAGATGAGAACAAGAACCTGATCGCCTTTGCGAATGGCGTGTTCGATGCGGTCACGATGGAGTTCCGCCAGGGACGGCCGGATGACTGCATCAGCTTCTCGACGAAGATCAACTATGATCCTGAGAAGGACTATACAACCTACGAGTGCTGGGCCGAGATCGATAAGTTCCTGCGGGATGTTCAGCCGGACCCCGAGGTGCGGAACTATCTGGTCCGTCGGCTGGCCACCTGTCTGCGTGGTGGAAATGACGCCCAGAAGTTTCATATTCTGACCGGTGATGGCTCTAACGGCAAGTCTATGTTGACAAACCTGATGAGCATTGCGTTTGGCGACTACGCGGGCAAGGTTCCGATCTCACTCCTGACACAGGGTCGCGCAAAGTCGGCTGCGGCTGCGCCAGAAGTTCTGCATATGAAGGGTCGTCGGTTTGTGACGACGCAGGAGCCGGATGAGGCGGTGCCCCTGAACACGGGTATCATGAAGGAGTTTGCTTCGTGCGAGAAGATGGCGTACCGCGGGTTGTACAAGGATATCACGGAGTTTGAGATGCAGGCGCAGATGTTTCTCAGCTGTAACGAGATGCCCAAGGTGGGTGCTACGGATGGAGGTACTTGGCGTCGTCTGTGCGTGGTTCACTGGCCGTCCAAGTTCGTGGCGAACCCGACGGAGCCCCACCACAAGCCCCTGGATGAGTCTGTTCAGCAGAAGGTTCTGAGTGAGGAGTGGGCTACGTGCTTCCTGGCCTATCTGGTTGCGCTGTATCGGGAGGGGAATGGCTGGCGTAAGCTGCCGGCACCGCAGAAGGTATTGGCATACACCAATGATTATCAGGAGGACTCGGACGCGATCGCCCGTTTCATCCGTGAGTATATCACGCCGCTCCCCATCGGAGAGGTTGGTGACAATGTGACGACTGGAATGATTTATGGAGTGTTTCAGCAGTGGAAGCGCACGAACGAGATCACGAAGGGATCAACGTCCGAGCTGAAGAAGCGACTGGAGGCTACCTACGGCTCACACCCTAGGACCGGGTGGACTTCCTTCCGCTTCGAGACTTCTTAGAGCGACGACCACCGCGACGGGACCCGAGGTCCCTTGTGGACCGTGTCTTGCGACGACGGGCGCCCACTACGGGCGTGGCGGGGGCAGCGGGCGCATCCATGGGACCGACCGGGCCAGGTCCCAGGGGCTGCGCAGTGGCAACGGGTTCAGACGACGACCACCAAGTTGTAGGATTGTACCACACCATTTATCTTGTATCCCTATTTTTTACCATTTACTGCCGGGAAGCGCCGATGCGGGAGAGGACGTAGGTGCGGAGGAGGCCGATCGTGAACACCACCAGCACGAACGAGACGACCAGGTTGACGAAGGCTACCAGCACCTCGCCCAGCTTCAGCGTGACGCCGCCGATCGTCACCGTGAAGGTTCCAACACCCTTGCCAGCCGAGGCGGCGGGGGCGAGCAGGGGCGTCAGGATGTCCTCGGACAGCGACTTAAAAAACTCTCCAACAACGCCACCGAGGTAGAACGACGCTGTGAGGATGATGATATCCCGAGTGTCAAGCATTTTTATTAAGATGGGTATACTTTATTTTGGGATTACATGAACCCATACTTCTCCCTGTCTGCTTCAGATATATTGCATATTCCACGCTCGCAGAACTTGCTGGTACAGTCTGAGTTCTTCTCACACTTCGGGCCACTACCAATATTTCCTTTAATCCACTCAGAGCCTGGATGATCCTTAATGTAGGCAGCCACCGGATCGACATTTGGATCTGGCAGTCTGTATGCTGCAATGTCTTCCGGCGAAGTATCGCATATGCCACGCACGCTACAAAATCCCGTTACCTTACAGTCCGATGTATATTGTCCCTTCGCACTACAGGCTTGCGGCCCCTGGCTTAGATCGACCCCTGCCGCTACTGTTGCATTCATCATGTCGTCATGTAACGCAAATCCACGCTCATATCTGTTAGCCGACGGCGTCAACTTTGCAAACGCAGCACCCTTGATTGATTTGTGCGCCGTAACCGTAGCAGGGGTTGACTTTGTGGAGCCTCCTACCAGTCCCGGCGGTCCTGGGGGTCCAGGAGGCCCAGGCGGTCCCGGGGGGCCTCGCGGTGCATCGGGTATCGTGATCGTTGTGGTGAACTGCTCAATGTTCACATATATGAACAGCAGAGCAACCGCAACTGCGATAAGAATTAACGTATGTGTCTTGAACTTCATTATAATCATAAAAGATTTAGTTGGTGTAGACAATGGACACTCGCTTCTGGGGGCCGAGTGCATGGCAACTTTTTCATTTAGTTGCGTTCACTTCCAAGCATCCCGACGATGTGTTGAACCAGATGAAGGACGTGCTTCCTTGTAAGTTCTGCCGCGCGTCGACCACCGAGTTTGTCCACAAGCATCCTCTTAGAAGTAATCCAGGCAAGTGGCTGTACGAGATCCACAACATGGTGAACCATAAGTTAAGGACGCAATGCAAGGACGACCCGGCGGTGATCGATCCTGGACCTGATCCTTCGTTTGAAGATGTGAAAAAGCACTACTTGTCACTGAAGCCCACAGCCGTTCCTGGTGGCGACTTTTTGGGAGCAATCGCAGCAAACTACCCCGACGATCCTGAACCCGAACAGATGGCTACGCAACGGACCTTTTTGCATGCACTTCACCATGCATATCCATTCCCCGAACTTCAAGAAGTCTACGCAGAGTACATTACAGCTCACGAACCGGTTCTGACATCTCGTAAGGCGTATATGAAGTGGATGCATGGACTGCTGACGGTATTGTCAAAGAAGGTTGGAAGTCCTATGCCTAGCTTCAGGGGATTTGCCCATCATCTTGCGTATTTCAAGAGCGGTTGCTCTAAAAAGACGTATCATGGAAAAACATGTCGTGGTCACACGAAGGATCGTGATCACCGCAGGACGCATCGGGTTGTTCATCGCAGATTACTTTGATTTAGGTTTGGGTTGCGATTGAATTTGGAGTCGCGTGTGACGAGATGAGTATACATCGGCCCTCTTCTCCTTGGCGGTCTTCTTGAGTTCACGACGTGTCTCGGGGGGATCCATTATGAGGTCTATTACCTAGACATATACACTTCTATTTTACGCACGACGGCTGCCACGGCGGGTCTTGCGGGAGCGGCGGCTACGGCGACGGCCACCGACGGGCGCCGCATCGCTCGGGTGGAACGGGCTCGAGCTGTTGGGGCCCGCCGACGAGATATCGGCGTTCGCACCAAAGTCAGTGTGGGGCGTCGCATCGCCTCCCGCCTGCTTGTGGTACGTCTTCTTCGCCAGCTTGAGGACCTGACCAAACTTCATTCCCTTGTGCGCCTTCATCGTCTTCTTAACGTGGGTGAGCCAAGCCGTCATTTTGTTTAGTTGTCAAGAAGTTATTGTAAGCCCGCCGGTTTTTCAACAAACCCCGGGGCGGCACCCGAACCAGGAAAAAGGAGCCATTGGCATCCATACGCAGCTGCAATTTTAGGGTCAAGCGTCTCCTTGCCGAACGTAGGGTCGGGAGTGACGATAGAAATACAATTGCGATTAAACGCTACTAACTCGGGCTGATCTCTCGGGTGCATCGCCTGTCCATACAGGAGGCGACGCAGTTTGGAATCGGACCATGACATATTCACGAGCGATCCTAGTTCACTCCCCTGTACATTTTCAGAGACGATGATAAGCCTGTGCTTGAGATCGTCCAGCGGAGTGTCCACATCTACTCCACTCACAAGGTGACGGCGCACGGTGGTCTTCAAACAATCAGCAGCCTTGTTCAGAGTTACATTGTTGGTCGTGTGGGGTACAATGGACAGAATGAAGGGCTCTGAACTGGACTCCCACGCTTGAATCAGATCTACGCACACTGAATCGAACGTCCAGTAATCAATCGTGTAATCGTATCCCTGATTCAAAGACGTCTTAGAAACAATTGGCTTCCCGTTCTCATCTGCATAGAGGTGAACCTCCAGTAGACGACGACCCGATGCGATGACCGCCTTGGCATCCTCAAAGACACCGCCCGTCACGTAGTAATCACAGAGGCGCTTACGAGACGTTGGCGAGGCGTCCTCACTGTCAATCGCCTCATGCCAGATAGAGTAGCCAAGAATGCCGACAAGTGCGGCTCCGATCGCAAGCTCCATTACTCCTTATCAGTTTCTATTTTTGGAGCAGTGAACAAGATCTGCCTAAATCCATTCATTACTTCGTCTGGAATGCGCACCTCCATAGGGATCTCGGTCAGACATGCGTAGTGGAAATACAGGCAATACATACCGCACTCCGAATCCTTGAATTGATGACGAGTGGCATTGAAGGTCATCTTCATTGGTTGCTTGTGGATACCCGTGGCATCCCATTGAGTCTTCCACCGCTTCATGAGCGTCTTGATCTCCTTCTCAGGCGCATGCGCATACGAATCAAAGTACGTGATGCGAGGATACTCCAAGTCGGAGCGCACATCACAAAACAGGGCAATCCAGTGCTCGCCCGGTCCGTCGTGAGGATCAGTGTTGAACACAATGCCGATCTGCTCGTGGCCTCGCTTTGCGAGTTCGGGGAGTTTCATCTTGCAAAGCGAACTTACAATGCATTGCTGGGTCTCGCTTTGGAGATCAAAGTCAATCGGGATACATCCAACAAAGAAGTACTTGGAAAAGAGCTTGGTGTAGCTCCTCTCCACGTGATCGATGTCATCCGACGACAGCCACTCGCTTCTCTTGACCGCCCATTCCTTAGGAGCTTTCGGTCGTTGCATCAGTGACGCAACAATGCACTCCGCCGATCCGGTTGCGCACTTGTCGGACAGCCGATGCTGGATATTGGTCCACATCTCTTCCGTCGTACCTTCGGGCACCGGATCCTCCTTGGGACGTTCGCTATTGTACACCTTGCGAAGGCGCTTCACTTCATCATCGTCAAGCCACGACATTCCTTGTTCTAAAACGGATACTATTAAGTCAGCGGAAGAACAAACCAATGGAGAACCTCAAGCCTATTCTGTCAGCCTACGCCGGTGTTCAGCGTCAGATCAACGACATCAATGTTCGTGTCAATGAACTTCGCGACGAGCGTCGCACCATCGAGCTGGATCTTGCAGCACTCTACGCTTCATCTCGGGAGGAACTCCCCGACAAGATTAATCTTGCAACCTCGGGGATGACCTTTGCTGTGAAGCGCCCCAACCAATGGAAGAAGGGCTGGAGCATGTCTAAGAAGGAGTTGAAGGCATATTTGGATGAGCTTCTGCCTCAGCAGTCGGAAACACTCATGGCTGAGATTGTCAGACGCCAAGAGGAGAAGATGGTGGAGACGGATTACGGATTTGAGCTGAAGGTGGCGAAGCGTGATTGAGAGTTTCCTCTATTTCTCGAAGTGTTTGCTGGAAGTCTGCTAGATGGCGTTTGGCTTGGTCCAGGTTTTCGTGAGGGAGAAACCCACTCCGGATACGAGTCAAATTACACACAAGGGAACCATTGGTGCTCAGCAGACGAGTAGCCAGAGTGAACAGAGGTTTCACCATCAACGTGATATGACTATCATACACACATTATTTTTAAGCCACAGCCCACCACAGCCCACTACACCCCATCGTCCACCCGCTCGGCGAAGTAGGCCGACAGTTTTTCAGACAATCCTTTTACACTGAACTCCCACACTCCATTCCAGTTGGGGCGCATGACCTTCCGGATATCGGCGACTCCATCCAGGATGACATGGCGGTCTACATACTTGCGGTTGACGTGTGTCCCATGCCAAAGATGAAACACAGGACCCGACGTACAGGTGATCCGAGGCTTAGGTAGCTTATCAAACTCCGTATATGCAGGGACCAGTGCCGGTTTTAGGTAGGTTGTCGGGAACTTGACACCCAACCACGCTGCCGCCGACAGCGTATCGCCACTTCCTGTGACGCCATACTCAAAGAACCCCACTTTGCGGAACCACTTGCGAGTGAATGCCCATGCAAAGCCCGGGTGGAGTTTGTGGTCAAAGGTCTTTCTTTTATCCATGAAGATCACCGACTCCCTGATCTGCGTAGCTTTGGTGTAGGTGATGTCCATCCACACGGCTGTGGTGAACGGTTGCACTACATCGTTGTCATACAAAGCACCTGAGACCTCCGAATACCAATCGGGATTGCCGAAGATGATATCTGCATCCATAAACATGATCTTGGAATAGTACCAGGGGATCATGGCCTCTAACAGGGTGCATAACCGTTCCTTGTGGAACATCACCGACTTAGCGTAGACGTGGAAGGCATCCTTGATCTCCGGCTCTTGCCGATTGAATACCAATTCCAGCGTATAGTAGGGGATCTTTGCTAATTTGAGTTTTTCGATCGTATACAGATAGTTCATGAGCATCCGCTTGGACTTTGCAGGGTTGAAGAATACGAATCCAATCGCCATATCACGCCTCCACGGAGAACGATACCGGACATTTGCAATCTCAATCATGTTGCCCGGATCATGTTTGGGGAGGGCGTCGGGTAGCTCCGTGTACGTCATGGACTGAGCGGCTCCCATTGTGTAGAAAACGGATAAAAGACTTGGTAATGAAAGCACAAGGTAGAATGAGCGACACCTACTCTCCCTACAACCCCCGGAACCGAGCCTTTACAGAGAAGGATATTCATCGTATTCTCCATCGTCATGGATTGCCACACTACCGTGTTGCGAACTCCAAGGTGTTCCAAACAGCAATGGTCCACTCAACCTATGTCAAGCGATCTGATTACACTACTCCCGATGGACGACCGGCGTCTCTCGCTCCGTGTCCATCTGGCGTGATGCCCCTTCAAGATGAGTCGTATGAGTGCCTGGAGTTTGAAGGCGATTCGGTGTTGGGTGTCTGCGTGGCAACCTACTTGCGCCGCAAGTACCCGGAGAAGAAGCAAGGGTTCTTGACAGATGCTCGTAAGGAGCTTGTCAACAACGAGCGGATTGGCGTGTTGTGTCAGCAGGTAGGGTTGGATGCCTTCTACGTCATTTCTCGTCACAACGAAGAGTCAGTGGCGATTAACGGTAGGAAGAACATCCAGAAACTCGGTGACATCTTTGAGGCATTCATTGGTGCATTGTGGACCGACTGCGGCAACCGGTTCAATATTGTCTATGCCTTCGTGACCAATGTCGTTGAAGCATACATTGACGTGCAGGATGCCGTGACCACTATCACCAACTACAAGGACATCTTCCAGAAGTATTGTCAGCGCGAGTTCGGATCTACGCCTGTGTATCAGATGCTTAGTCCGATGCCCGACTCTAAAGAGATCAGAGTTGTCGTGATGGAGGGCACAACTACCCATGGTCGTGGTCAGGGGCCTACTCGCAAGAAGGCCGAGCAGATGGCGGCCAAGGAAGCGTTGGAGAAATTTGGTGTAACCCTTACTGCTTGAACTGTATTAGTATCTAATGCCATACCGGTAATAATCCCGCATTCTTCCCCACAGCCTATCTTTTTTCCGTGTAGGGCCGGCTCCTTGGTTATATTCCATTGCAATGGCTTTTTCTTGCTCCATTGTCATTGGTCTCCACCCGGGACGAACAATAAGCATACATAGCTGATTGACCGCTTTGTGAAGCGCTTCTTGCGTGAACTCAGGGGTCCTCCAGTTCGCAAACAGCCACTTGCGGAACCCGTCTGCATGCGTTTTGCTTCCAGGTAACAGCTCGTCAATAATTGCCATCATCGACAAGAGATCAAATATTCTGCAAATCCGTGGGATGTCGCCGTCGACAAGGGTGTAGTTTACACTGGCAAGGAGTTTGTTGAGATCGGCGAACTGCCGAAATGTCCAATAGTAATCACTGGGATGAAGCCTGGATCCCAAAAATGTGGCCATTTCGTCTGGTTTCATCATGCTACCATAGTCCGTTAA